GAATTATTGTGAATTTGTAATGTAGTTTGTGGCTTAATATTTATGATTTCTTTCATAAACCATTTTAACCCATCAAAGTTTATTAAAAGTATATCTGCTTTTGATTCTTTAAAAACATTTCTTTTGTTCGGACCGTGAAGAATATCATATGTTAAATCAGGTGTCCACTTTTTAATTTCATTTGGCCATGTATTATATATACCCATTAATGGCGCAAATACAATAGCTTTTTGTTTTAGTCGTTGTATTATTTTTAAAGAGACAACTGTTTTACCTAATCCTAAATCTATAGCAAAAAATACTGTTTTATTTCTTAATCCAAATTCTATTGCATTCTTTTCATACTGATGAAGTTTTAACATTATCCCCCTATGCTGGATTCGTTTAAAAGTATTTTGAGACCTAAAAGATCGTTTTTAAATAAGACTTATACTACTATATCAAAGAAAAGAAACAACTTTTATGATCGTTTATGATCGCAGTTTACCCCGTGACAAACCTATTTTATCTTTTGAGAAAAAGTGCCTGACTCTAATTCAGATTCTTCATTTTTGTTGCTACCAAAGAAATAAACTGGACAATCCTTTAAAAACTGTATAACATTCTCTATATGATAGAGTCTTTGTTTACCTGATGGTTTGATATGATCTATAAATTTAGCTTTACCAGTAATATGATGACTTCTTAAATCTCTAATTCTTTTGGAATCAACATTTAATAATTTTGCTAAATCTTCTTCAGTTAAATACATTTCTTCAATTACATCAATTGCTTTCATTCATCCTCCTCCTTGTAATAATTTATTGCAAATTTTGTAAAATCTATAACTAACCATATTAATATTATAATAATACATATTAGTGTTACTCGGAATAAAAATAGTATCATTATTTATCCTTCCTAATTTTTTGTTTGCCCATACGAGCATGTCTAAAATTCTTATCATCAGTGAACTCAGTTACAATTACGTGAATAGTTTTACCGAGAATTATTTCTGGTTTATTCCAATACATAATCCTTTTATAATCTGAAAATCCACCACCAACTTTTTGACCAGACCAATTAAATCCTTTTGGTACAGGTTCTTCACAAAGATACTCAACTATAACTCCCCCTAATTGATTTTCATATTTTCCTTTGCCCTCATATATATCAATTACTTTGAGGTCTAAATCAATAATATTTTTTACTTTTTGCCAATTATAAGATCTTTTATTTTCATATGGATAATCTATTGGTCTAAGAATTAATCCTTCATATCCAGCTAAGCGAACCTTCTTAAAATAGTCAAACATTTCATCATGATTATGTACAATGATATGTGGAATTTCTAATAAATGCTCTCCCAAAAAAGATAACTCTTTCATATAATCGAGTCGTTTTGCAAACTCATCATCAATATTTGGTAATTCAATTAAATGAGCTACTGCATTTGGAGTAGGGTTATAATCTCTTATCTTACCAGAACTCCATTGAAACTTACCACCTTTAATAGCTAACTCAACATCAAGTCTTGTATTTATTCCACTATCAATTATTTCTTTTATCAAATGATCTAATCCATAATACTCATGGCCTTTACGTGAATAAAATTTTTCAGTTTTAGGATTATAAATTGCTCTTACACAGTCTATTTTTAAACCAGCATAACATGGAAATTTTATTTTACTTGGATCATAAGTTTTTGCAAGCATTATATCATGAGTTGGTATAAGCCCTGGAAAAACCTTATTAATAGTTTTCACTCCCATTCCCATTCGTAAATCTTTATTAAGAATCATTTTAAATAACTCAGCTGATTCTTTAGTTAATTCACTTGTATGAATATCAACAATAGTTTGAGCATCTAAACCAGAAATACTATGGTCAGATAATGACTTCAAAATAGACCAAGTAACTTCATCAAATTCTTTTGTACCTTGACCTTCTTTCGATTTAGTTATATGATACATTGTAAACGGATCATAAGCAGCAAGTAAGTATTCTTTAACATTTGCTCCCTTTAATAACCATTGTTTTCTTGTTCCACTAGTTTTAGCAATATCTTGAAACAACTCATAAGCTTTATCACTTGATACCATTTATAGTTCCTCCTTCCAATTCTCAATTAAAATGTTTACTTTTTCTTTGGAATCAACTACAAATACTTCATGACCTAAACTTCTTAAAAAGTATATAATTTTCCCTTGTAAAGGTGTAAGCTTTTGACCTGTTGCTTTACATTCAACAAGTTTTATAAGTTTATTAGGAAGACAGCAAATTCTATCAGGAACAGCTCTATTTGCCGGAGAACTCCATTTATAAGCTTTGCCTCCAAGTTTAGCAACTTGTTGAACTAAGTGTTTTTCAATATCTCGTTCTAACATATTTTTACCTCTTTTGCCATCCAAGATTTTTTGAAATTTCTGAAGTAAATCCCCCCTAACTCTTTAAATCGTTTTTTAAATACTTCATAATAAGGTTTATTTATATCAAAGTATTTATGCCCTAAAGGAGCAAACCTACTTAATCTACACATTTCATATTGACTTAAACTATTAATCTCTTTTTCAATTTCTTTTTGTTTAAATTCATCTAATTTCATAACTTCCCTCCTTTACATTTTTCTATAGCGTTTTTCTATAAAGCCTTCTGCTTTTAATGGAAGACCTTTTGCCCATTTAGGTCCATCACACATAATTTTAATAACATCTTTAAGAGTTTCTTTTTTACCACAATCTTCAGAAACTTCTAAAATTATTTCATCATAAATTGAACCTATAATTTTATATCCTGCTTTTTCTAAAGCTTCTTCAGCATAAAATAGTAAATCTCTTGACATAGCTTGAACTATATTTTCAACAAGTCTTCCAGGAATTATACTTAATCTCATCCATTTTTTAGTATATGGATTAATTCCAAATGCAGAAGGTTCAGGTCCATAATTACCTTCTTTAATAAGTGGTTTATTATAATACATATTCCTTCCCGAAGGTAAAGTCAACTGCAACCATCGAGTTTTATTTCTATCAAAAACTACTTTATATGTAGCATATGATGCTTTAAATTCAGTTCCAGGATGTGCTATAGCATTTAATGTAGCATCTTTACATTTATACCACAATTTAACTACTTTATGATATTTTGTTCTATATGCAGTAATTGCTTCCTGTGCTTCCAAAGGAGTTATTAATAAGTCATTCTTTTCTGCATATCCTATAAAACCTTTTGCTCCTAGACCATACCCACAACCCAAAACAAGTTGTTTACCAAAATATCGTTGTTGACTATTTATATCATTATAAGGTATTCTGTATAAATCAACTGCCATATCAATATATTGATCTAAACCTTCTTGGAAGAGTTGTAAAGTTTTTTCATCTTGAGCAACCCACGCAAGACCTCGATTTTCTATTCCAGTAAAATCAACTGCACAAATAAGTTTTCCTTTGGGAGCTTTAATCATAGCTCTAACCAATGATTTTGCAATATTAACAGGATTCTTTTCAATGACACTTAGATCAAAAAAGGATTGTATGAGTTCATCAGCTTCAGTTTCAGATTTTGCACCAACTTTTGACCTAGGCAAATTATATAACTGAAATCCCAAACCAGAGTCTCGACCAGTGTTGGCCCCATAATACCGGATATTGTCATATATTCTACCTTTATACTCAAGTTCTATTATTTTTAAATATTTAGCAGTTGAAGACCTACCGAGTTCTTGTCTTAATTCTAATACAGTTCTAACATCATCAGAAAGATCAACTCTTTTAAGAAATTTAATAACAGTATCAGCTTGTAAATTAGGAGTTATAAGTCCTTTAGATTTTAACCAATTAACTATTCTTTTATTTTGTGTAGCTTTAGTAACTTCACCATTTGTTAAATCAGGAAGTAATTGATTTTGTTCTTCTTTGTAAACTTCTGTTACTCTATAAATTTGTTTAGCTGCATCAATATCAATAGGTAATCCATGATTATTTTTTCTAACTGTTCGTTCCCAATGTTTTTGTTCTTCATTTGATAATTTAGAAGCAGGTAAAGCATCAAGCATTTCACACATTGTATCTACATCACATTTACAATACTCATATAATTCCATTAAATCAGAATGAGTATATTTAAACGGTGGACAACATATTAATTTAATTAATGCTTTACCTCTTGGATTTTTTTTAACTTTAAGATTTAAATCATCACCTGCTAAAGCTAGTCCTTGATGATATGTAAAACGACCACAAAGAGCCATAACATCAATCCATTGACTAATAGGTAATTGAGGAAACTTATATTTGGGACCAAGAATATTCCATACAGCTAAATCAAACTGAGCATTGAAAGCTATAAACTTATGAGATGTAGGATTAATAACAAATTCTGGTAACTTATCCCCAGGTTTCCACAATTCAGTTAACTCATTATCAATCTTATACCCCATACAAATTATATCTGCTTCTTTACCCTTAAGATATTTTACTTTACCATACTTAACTAAATCAACTTCTGATTTAGTTTCAAAATCAATTCCTATTAAAGCCATTAATGTCCCTCCTTTTTTATATTTTAATATCAAGAGTTATTACAGCAAAAATAAATACTGCTGCCCAAATAAAAAGCTATAAACACAATTCTAACCCTGATTGACTTTTTAAACCAATTAAAGGGGCTGGAAACCACATTAATAATAAAAATGCAAGTAATTTCATTTTATTTTCCTTTTAAAAAATTGAATATATTTAGGGAAAATTAAATTAATCTTCCCTAAATACAATTAATCCGTTAAAGGTTTATTCTAAATCATTTGAAGATTCTTGAACAACTTCTTCAGTATTTTCTTCAGTATAATCTGCAAACGCATCCTCAGCCTTTTGACGGCCATCAAGACGTTCACTTTCTTTAACCATCATCAAGTTATTAAGACCAACACCAATACCTCGATTACCAGCTTGATTATAAGGAAAGAAGTTAATGTCTGCACGACCATAACAACCACTAAAGAAATCTTCTGGATCAAAAATAGGAACAGGAGGTCCATCTGTTTGAGCTTTAACTACACCTGGTTTATTAACAGAAGAAGAATTCAAGAAAAAACATCCTTGATATTCTGCTCCTCTAGTTCCTTGATTAAACTCTGTATCACCATCACGAAGTGGAAGTCGAAGCCCTGAAATTTGAGCTTTGGTAAATTTGTTATTATCAAGACCCTTCTGAACAGCCACATTAATTGCTTCTTGAACAGTCTTAATCCCAGTTTTATCTTCTTTTGGAATAAGAATAGAAGCTGAATATTTAAGATCTCCAGAAGGATTAGCTTTTGGTTCAAACGCATTTAAATAACTAAATCTTACGAGTGATGTTATCATTGGTTCCTCTTATTTTTATAATGTTAATGTTAATTTTGTCATTTTGCAATTTATGCATTTCTTTTACCTCCAGTCTGTTTTCCAGTACCTTTTCCTGGGGCATTTCCCTTACCTTTTCCCTTACCTTCTCTATCTCCGCCTGATTTAACAGGTGGTCCTGTTTTATCTCCTTTTGGCATATTTCTCACCTCCTTTCATGTTAAATTGTGTTTGTACCTTCTACACCACGTTTTGTTCTTTCAGTAGTTCTATGATTAAGCCAATGTAAAGCTTCTTCAATTTTTGTTAAAGCTAAAGCATTTTCTCTACAAGCAAATTCACTTGATTGAAAACCTCTAAGTCTATGAATAACAATAGCCAAAAGATCTTCTTGATGACAGCCATTTATCCCAGCTTCCTTAACAGGACCTTTTTGAAATTTAATAGAACCAAAATCACTAATAAGATCAAACCTTAATCTATTAACTCTAGAAATATAATATTTATGATAAATATTCCCGTCTCCAGGTTTATCATCTATTAATATTTCTGTAAATTCATTTGTTCCAATATTAATTGTTTTCATTTTTACCTCCATTTCTTTCTTCTGGTTTATTATTGTATCCTCTTTTAATACGATCATAATTTTCTGTAAGTTTTTTATAAAAAACTCTTTTTAAAGATTTAGGATTAATCCATGCAGCTTCCATAATCTCTCCCAAAAAGAAAAATATGTCTACAATTTCTTCTATAGCATTATCAGTATCCCATACTTGATCTTCTATTTTTCTCCAAGGTTTCCATGGAAAACTATTAACTAATTCTGCTACTTCTTGGTTAAGTGCTAAAGATATATCACGTATTGCATTCATACGTTCTTCAGGAGTCATATTATCAAAATCATATCCCAATTTTTCATGGTATACTTTAATCCAATCAAACATATTTAAAATTTCCATATTTTTCCCAACCTCCTTTCCATAATTTTTTTGCTTCTTGGTGACCATGTTCTTCTAAGAATACAATACGTTTACATGGAGTATTCATTATTATACGTATACAATTTATACAAGGACTCAAAGTTAAATATATTGTATGTATTTGTTCTGGAACTCTACATTGTAATAAAGCATTTTGTTCTGCATGAGCAGAAGGACAATCATTTGGATTACCACTATGTTCTTTTTTACAATATCCTAAATCAATACAATGTTCTATTCCTCTAGGAGCTCCATTATAACCTGTAGCTATTATTTCATTTTGTTTATTTACAATAACACATCCTACCTGTTTATCAAGACATGTTGATCTTATTGAAAGAGCACGTGCTATTAATAAATATACTTTATCTGCTGACATTCTGTTTTCGCTCATAAGTCCTCCCACAAGCCATAAATCCTTGATTACATTTTCCATCTATGTAACAAGGAGGACCTAAAATTGCTGCATATTCAGGCCACCATTGTTGTACTAGAAGAAGTACTTTGTCACAAAATACTCTCATTTCAACAACACTACGTAAACACATTCTCTGTCGCATAAAATTATATAATGATCGAGCATTTATAGTCCATTTAAAATTAACAGCCATTGCATTAGTAAGAACTTGTCTAGCTTCTTCTTTTGGTATACCCTGTTTTATTAAAGCTTCATATCTATCAAGAGAAACTCTAAAAACTACTTGTGTTTGTTCTTTATACATCATATTTTTGTGAACAATAAAAGGATAATCTCCATAATCTTGATAATGTTGACTTGAAGATGTCATAGAAGCTATTCTATGACGTGTAATTTGTGCTAACCAAGACCTTGAAGCTCCTTGAACCATAAAACTTATTACAGCATGTTCCATTACTGAATCATGTTCAGCTTTAAATAAAAATTTAAGTAATTTTGTAGATACTTTTTTTGTAGACTTATTTTCTAATATAGTTAGATCAGCCATTGTATTAGTTAAAGCTTCACGAATTTCTTCTCCAGGATTTGGAGTAGCCCATTTAATTGTAACTTGCATATCTTCATATACTTGTATTTTTGGCATTTTTTTTCCTCCTTTCAAACCAATATAAAAACATTATGTTAGTTGCAGCATGAAGTAAATGAGATAATCTTGATTCTCCATCAAAAGATTTACCATTTCTCCATGCTAATAAATGTCTCATAATAGCTCCATAATATCTATCTTCTGGATCTCTTAAAGTTTGCCAATTATTAGGTTTATATTTCTTAGCACCAAAAGTTAAAACTTTACCTATTCCATTGATGAATACAGAGTCAATTAAGTCTAGTCTGTTTTTATCGTTATCTGTCTTTTTTCCCACTTTTTTTCTCCAGATTAATAAAAAAGGCTATGCGTTAACATAGCCTTTTTATCATAGAATTAGAAAATTTATGAATTTATTCGAAATCTTCAGCCTCCTCAGT